TTCAGCACCACTAACAGCGAAGTTGGGGTTAGAGTAACTGGCGTCGATGTTGTTGTTCCACATGTCAGCGGCGAGGGAATGGGAGGAGTCAAAGGCACCAGCGGATTGGAAGAGACCTGTGGCATCAATGTAACCATATCCAGGGCCAGCGGCCGCGATAGAGTCAGGGCCACCGAACGCGTGGATGGCGTTGGGGAGGGCATCAATGGCATCAGTGTAGTTGAAAGGTTGGGCACCAAGAGCTCTGTTAAGGAGTTGACCAGCTTCAAGGGATGAGCAGTAATCAACATTTTGGTCTGGTTGGACAACCCAGATAAGTTCCTTAACTGGGTGGTTGAAGTTGAGCTTGATCTTGTTGGAGGAAGACCCGACGGATTCATCGCCGGTGAATTGAACTTGTTCGATGAGGTATTCATGAGGGTTTTGGGCCATACGTCTGCGTTCATCGGTGTCAAGGAAAACGTAATCAACGTAGAGGGAGGCCGCTACGAGGGATTGGTTGTAAGCAGTGTTTACCTTTTGGGTGGTTGTGCCATTGTTAAGAGCGGATACTGCCCATAAGCATTCATCAATAGGACGGATGTCGAGGTTGATGCGGACTTCGTGGTATTGAAGAGCGATGAGGGGAAGGGCAAGACCGGGGTTGCGGCAGAACCAGAACATGAATGGAACGTAGAGAGTGGTTTCTGGGAGCGCGTTGCGTGGGGCGCAGATTTGTTTTGGTGCGGTAGATTCGCAAGGACCATCGACGGCAGCGAAAGATGGATCAGTGATGAAAGTAAGTTGAGTAGTGTTACCAACCATCTTGTAGTACCCGCGTTGTTGTTCGCTGGTAAGAGTAAGTTGGCTCCAGATTTGCATCCAGTCACCGTATTGTCTGTCGATGCGTTGACCACCGATTTCAACTTCAACTTGAGCGATGAGTTGGTGACCTGGGCAATCAAGCCATCTGGCGTAAACATCTTTGCCAGTGTTGGCCATACTTTGGTTGATTTCTGGGAGAGTTACTTGGAGGTAAGTTCTGTAGGCAAGATCACCGTTTCTGGAGATGGTACAGGTTACACGGCGACCGAAATCGGCTTGACCGTTGAAAGTTTGTTCGATGGATTCCATCGCGAAGTTAGTGTGTCTTCTGTAGGTAACCTTCCAGAAGGTAATTTGAGGATTGCCAGTAAGGTAGACGTCTTGAGCGCCGTAAGCTACGAGTTGCATTAAACCACCACCCATGATTTTATTATAATATTGCTAAAGAAAATAATTTTTCCAGAATTACTTTAATTAATTAAATACTTATATAATCTTATATAAATAACACTATATAATATACACTATCTTACCATATATGCTAACAAACTATTATAAAATATCGATATTTTTAATTATTTCTTTTAATTATTTCTTTTAATTAATTATTTAATTTATCAATACTTATATTATTAATTATAAAATTCGTTAAATATTCTTCCTTAAATATCTCCTTTTTATTTTCATGATTCTTTGTAAAAATATATAACCCATTTCGCTTTTTTACACACCAACCATCTTCTATTGCATTAAAAATAAATAACATCTTTCTTAAATGTATATTTTTTTTATCATCCATATTACAAAAATAACAGAAATTATAATAAATACATAAACTAAATAAACTAAATAATCAAATAAATAATTAAATAACTCTATATATATATATTATATTACAACTACTATGCCCGGATTTAAACCTAAATCTTCTAAAAAAATAGAAGTAGATAACAGGTGTAATATAACATTGGATAATAAACATAAAGAATTTATAAATAAATTTAAAAACAATAAAAATGTTGTAATTCCAAAATTAGAAAAATATAAACAAGAACTTATTGCTGAATATTCAAACAAAAAAACATTAGAAGAACAATTAGAAATAAAGGATAAAATAAATGAAACTAAAAATAAAATTAAATTATTAAAAAAGGAAGAAAAAAATTATTATTTGAATAATTCTAATCATATTTTCAGTTATTTTGAAGAAAAGAAAAATATATCCGAAGGAAATAATAAAACTACTGTTCTACATAATTTTTTTAACAATTCTAATATCCAAATTGATGAAACCTGTAACAATAATAATGTTAAACAATATCTTAAAAATATTGATAACAACTTTTTTGATATTAATAATTATGTTTATCAATCTGATATATGTAGTTATTGTAGAAATGGAGAACTAATACCAATTGAATATGAAGGTGTTCTCGTTTGTAATAATTGCTCAAAACAGTTCAAATATCTTATTGAAAATGAAAAACCTAGTTATAAAGAACCCCCTAAAGAAGTATGCTTTTATGCTTATAAACGTATTAATCATTTTCGTGAAATATTAGCACAATTTCAAGCTAAAGAAACAACACAAATACCAGATGAAGTTCTTGAAAATATTAAAGCACAAATTAAAAAAGAAAGAATTACATTTTCACAGTTAACAAATAAAAATGCAAAAGAAATACTTAAAAAATTAGGATATAACAAATATTATGAGCATATACCTTTCATAAAAGATAAATTAGGTATCAAACCGCCGGTTATGACTCCTGATTTAGAAGATACATTATGTAATCTTTTTATGGAAATACAAAGACCTTATGCAAAATACTGCCCTGATGATAGGGTTAACTTTCTAAATTATTATTATACTGTTTATAAATTATGCGAACTTTTAGGAGAAAATGAGTTCTTAGAATATTTTCCTATGTTAAAAGATAGAGAAAAAAGAATAGAACAAGATGAAATATGGAAAAAAATATGCGGAGAATTAAACTGGGAATTTATCCCTACTATTTAATTTTGTATACTATTTGATTTTGCAAATCAAATATTATTTTCTATTATATATATATATAAAATGGTCAAAACACGCAGACAACGCTCACTTTCTCGCAGAAAACGCCAAACTTACCGCAGACGCACTAAGAACTCACCATGCAAAAGTAAGGGACCTGCTGTATGTCGCGCAAAACCCGGTTGCAAATACTCCAGTGGCAGAAAGCGTTCATTCTGCAGAAAGTCAAGAAATACTAAAGCATAAAATTACTAAAGCATAAAATTACTAAAGCATAAAATTACTAAGATATAAATCTAAACTAAATATTTAATTTATTCATTTATTAAATGAATTAATTAAGTTAATATATTTTTTGTTATAGACATTTATTTCTTATAATCTTCTTAATATTTTAGATTTAGCAAGCATTACGCTTAAATATACTATAAGGGCTATTATTAAGGAACTTGTTACCATAACTTGATTATGGTGAACCATCATATGCATAAATTGTCCTTTAAATGATAAGCTTGTGGCACCACCTTGGGGTTTTACTTCTTCAGGTGTCGCCAATGGTGTTAATATAAAGGGTAATAATACATTCAAAACAATACCTACAATTGCCGCTTTTAATGCGATGTCCATATTATAATATTTATTAATATTTAATTTATTTGATTAATTTTGTTAATTTAATTAATTCATTTATTCTAATGAACTAATTAAAACCTATAATTAAACTTCTTAATATAAATTATTTGTTTAGAGACCACCTGGGAAACCAACTAAGTTGGCGCCGATACCAAATCCAGCACCGGTACGAGCACTCTTACCCATAGATGGTACATAGGTATCAAGGATAGAGAATGTGGCCGCAGCAGTTAATGCGATTAACGCAATTTCATCAAGATTTAAACTGTGTTTGGGGATGGCAAATGCTGCTAACGCAACCATTAAACCTTCTACTAAATATTTTATGGCACGTTTTACAAGTTCTCCAAAATCAAAACTAGTTTCGAACATTATATATATATATTAATCTTATAGAAAAAAATTTACTAAAGTATATATTAATCAAATTAATCAAATTAATCAAATTAATCAAAATATATTAAAACATATTAGAAAATAACTGACTTAAATATATAATTAATATTACTAAATATAAATGTCTGAGTATCAACATAAAAAAACTAAAGATGGAAAAGATAATCCTGCATACGTAGATATGTTAGATGAAGATAAACCTATCGCTAACCAAAAATTTGTTTGTGTATCCTTTGTATCACCCGAAAAGATATTAAAACAAAAAGAAGCATTCATGTTTGAGGAATTTGTTAAATCATGGGATCTTAGAAAATCTCTTGAAAAATATTCACAATTCCTAAACTTCTTGTCGTATAAATATGATATTAAACAAGAAGACCTAAATAAGGATTTAGAAGAATTTATTAAAGAAGAAAGTATTAATATTGGAAAAACCTCTATTACTGATGATTATAAAACTTTCTTAGATAATAATGAAGAGAAATTACACGATAAATTTAACATTGAGCATAATTTTCAAACATCTGTTAAAGGTGTTAAAGTAAGAGGGGCTTTTCCAACCCAAGAGGAAGCGGAATTTCGAGCCAAAAAATTACGTGAAATTGACCCTAATTTTGATATTTATGTAGGTCCTGTTGGTGTGTGGATGCCTTGGGAACCAGAAGCATACAAGACCGGTCGTGTAGAATACCTAGAAGATGAACTTAACCAAATTATGCACAAAAAACGAGAAAATGAAGATAAGGCTAAGGATTACTTTGAAACAAGGGTTAAAGAAGCAAAAATGAAGGCTATAGAAGAAAATAAGAAATTGGCAAAAGAATCCGGTAATAAATTAACGCAAAATATCACTCCAGAAGGTAATCTCGTTGGTGTTGCTAATATGAATACTCAAGAAGAAAACATTAAGATTGATGCAGGCACAGGCACAGACACAACCGCAGCAGACACAGATGGTGATAATGTTTCAAGTGCTGATATCAAGAAAGAATTGTTTGAAGGCGATAATATCGTAACCTCTTTGAATACTGATAGAGGTCTAAGTAGTTTACAAGATGGTCTTACATTTACATTAGGCGGTAGTCAAAGTGTAGAGGAAAGCAAATCCGGTAATGATGCAGACACGTCTCCCGAAGAAAAAGCTTTTCTAGACAGTATCAAAAATACTGGTAATTAAATTTATATAATAATTATTATGATATTATTAATAAAATAAAATCATATTGTATCATATTGTATCATATCATATTAATAACGATTACATGCTTCCGTTATTATATTCGCTGTTAATTCCGATAAATCTGTTGCGTGTATACTTACTGAAATACCCGAAAGTGATGATTTGACAGACTCTTTTGTACCTCCATATGTAAATTTCTTTTTTATTGGCGAATTATCTGATACCCAAGAGACAAATACTACCTTGTCTGCTTTCCTACCATCCTGCGTTTCATATTCCCAATCTATTAATATATATCTCGGTTCTTCATCCTTTAAAGATGAAAGAATTTTATCCAAATCTTTTTCTTTATATTCCTCTGATCTCACTATATTTGAACCTTCTATTTTCAATGTTATTGCAAACAAATCCGTTTTCTTTAATTTGAACTCTTTGAAAAATTTAATTATCTCATCTGGTACTGAAATCCCTGTTGTAGACATTATATATTTAATTTGCTATATATATATATTATAATTAGTATTTATATATATATTATAATTGGTATTAATATTATCTATTGTTTTTTAAATATTTTAAAAATAAACTATCTAAACTAGGTACATCTTTACCCATCTTAAATTGGTTTACATCTATGTTTTGATTTTTAAGAAAATCATCATCTAATATTACTTTTCCATTATAATAAACTCTATTTGCTGTATTAAATAATAATTCTTCTATTGTTCTCGATAAAATACTAGGATGCATACATTCTTCTATACCACCAATACCACGAGATATTATAGCATCGGTCATTAAAGGATACTTTGTCCAAAAACTTGATACTAAAACATCTGAACTCAAATGTAAATTTGATAAAGAATGCATAAATGTTGTTTGTGCTAATTTTGTTTGCATATATGGCAATAAATATTTTGTTTTATTATCTATCCTATAAGGTGGACTATTAAATAAAATAGCACCATAATTATTTTTACGTATATCATTCATACATAATTTTGTTAAATACATAGGTCCTATAACATTTACTTTAAACATAATATCTAGGTGTTTTTCTGTTATATTCCTCATATTATCAAACATCAAAACACCTGCGTTATTAATTAGATAAGTCGGTCTAATTTCTCCTTTTTCCAATTTTGCTAGCAATTTTCTACTACCTGCCATATTCGTAAAATCTAATTTATAACCTTTTACGATACCATCTTTATCAGGATATTTTTTATTTATTCCTTCCGCTATTATTTTTGCGTTATTAGTATCTCTACCTGTAATTATTACATTATAACCTCGTTTTTTAAACATATCCGCTATCTCTTTTCCTACCCCACGTGTTCCTCCTGTTATCAATGCGGTTTGTTTTAACATAGGCATTAAAGGGTTTCTGGATATTAATGTTCTCAGCATTTTACTTTTTATTACAAACTATATAATATAATTATACTCATAAATATATTTATATTATTTATTAATTAATTATTCTGTTTATTGATTATTCTCTTTATTGATTATTCTGTTTATTGATTATTCTGTTTATTGATTATTCTGTTTGTTGATTTTCGTCTTTATTAAGCAATATTAATGTTCCTATTATTATTATTATCACAGCAAATATCTTCTTCAGTATAGTTGTATTCATTTTTGATGTATAATATGATGCTAAAGTACCTATCGTGAAAAATAAACCGATTAATAAAGCATAAGGCCAGTTAACACACGAATGTCCTTTACATGTTTGATTCATATAAAAGTATACTGCAAATATACCAATCGGTAACAAAAGAGACGCTAGAGATGTACCTATCGCTGTTTTATAATCCGCTAATACGCCAAAATATACCAATAATGGCACAATTAATATCTCGGCTCCACCGCCTATAAAACTTGCTAATACTCCCGTTAATGTTCCTATTACTCCTAATTTAAATAGATTCTTATCGTGAAATTTACTCCAATTCATTTAATATAAATGGGTTTTTTAATATAACTTTATAAATAATTTTCAATTGATTTAAACTTTTAATCAAAGGATAAAAAATAAAAAGATTAAAATCAATTAATTAAAACTTTTACCATCTATTACCTTTTCTAACATTTATTTTAGGTCCAGCACTTTTCTTATGTGACTTTTGTGGGTCATATGCTTCATCTTCATCATCGCTACCTATATCTTTAGATGCCTCCCAAAATTCCTTAGCACCTAACTTGAAAGTCCCGTGAGGTTGAGCTTTATACCAAAATATTTGGTCTGTTAACTTATTTGATTTTGCATTATTATCTACCACTAAACATTCATAATTTTCTGTACATTGATCCATAACCTGACAAAAACTTTCAAATGTTGGAAACATACCAGCATAGTTTTCGTATATCCTTTTACGATTAGCAATATACGGTTCTCTTAGGATAAATACATAATCTATATTGGTACGAAGATTAGGAGGTATACCTAATGGATACTGCATTGTTATTACAAGCATTATCTTCCAATGCCTACCATTCATGAAAAGCAACCTCATCAATTTGTCTTTTGTCCAAGAATTATCAAATAAACAATCATCTAATATTACAAATGCTCTAGGGTCTATATTACTTCTACCATAACTTTGAGTTTCTTTTTGTATTTGCTTCATTACAGTTTTCTGTCTTTTAAGAATATTCTCTATAATTGCCGTATTATACTCTTCATGTATGAATAGTTTGGGAACATGTTGTGAATAAAAACCGTTTCCCGCCTCTGTTCCTGATATAACCGTTCCTATTGGAATATCTTGATGGTAGTATAATAAATCTCTTACTAAATACGATTTACCTGTGTCACGACGTCCAATTAAAACTATAACCGGACCTTTGTTTTCATTCGGTCTAAAACTAATGTTTTTCATATCAAATTGTTTAAGTTCTAAAGTCATAATAACGAATGTTTAGAATATAATATGATACAATATACGAATATTTTATCCTAAAATGTAATTAGTTTAAACTATTACTTAAAATTATTTAGAAAAATTATAAAATAACCTATCAATAATTAAATGTCTGAATTCAATATTTTTTATCGGCAAAATAATAATTCTTTACTTTTTCAAAAACTTGGTGATAAAGATATCGCTAATATAGAAAATATACAAAATTATATACCTATTTATAACAACTTCTTTAATTTAAATAAGGAAAATTATAACAAAATTAATTTAAATCATAAATGGGCTATATCTGATATTATTGAAAAAAAAACCGATAACATATTTTTAGCAGAAATTATTGATGAAAATAAAAATAAACGACAAACTGAAATATTTTTTAAGTACAGTCCTCTACTTGATCCACTTAAATATCTTGTTGGAAAATATCAAGAATATAATCATACTAATCTTCCTTCTATCTCTGATTATTCTGAAAATCTAAGAGAAACTAACCACATTTTTAATGAAAATAAACAAGACAAAAAACATCTTAAGGTTGCTGATATAAATAATACTGCCTATACTGATGGATTTTTTACATATTTAACCAGTTTCCTTGTTAATAATTATAACTTCATCCATGGTATTGATTATTATGGCGGATTTTTAGGTGTTAAAAATAACTTTAAATATGACGTAGGTGATGAGTTAGAGTATATAGATAAATCTAAATTCTTTCATGAAAATAACAATAAACTATTTGAAATTGATGATATAGATGATGAAATGTTATCACTTGGTTCTAGAAATAATAAAAAAAAAATTAATATTAATAATATCACTGAAAGTAATAAACTTGAATCTTTTAACAGCGTTAATAGTATTGAAGAACTTAATGAACTATTTGAAACCCCTTTAGATAGTATAACCGACAATAATACTGTTTATGATAATAATGATACATTAAATATTATATATCAAGACAATAATATATCTGATTCTAAATCTAATTATGATTCTGGGTCTGATTCTTCTGATTGTTCTTCAGAAGAAGTTTCTGATGATGAAGAAAAAAACAAACATAATAAAAAACTTAAAAAACTTAAAAAAAAACTAAAGGCAAAAAATGATATTCTTTCTAGTTCTGGTCAGCGTTCTGGTG